AAGGGTCAAGCTTTTGAATTTTCAACCATGAAGGGTATTCGACCTGCGTGTGCAGATACCGTGATTGAGGCTGGTAATGTGATAGCTCTGCATGGTGGCTTTGATGGTTTTGTACACAGACAAGAACGTAGTAATACCTTTGGTGGAGAACTGATAAAAGCTAAGTATAGAAGTCCTGACTTAAGCATGGGTGACCCCGGAGTTCGTAAGCACATGCAGCGTGTTAATATTAACTATGCACCAGAGTCAACAATCGATGCAGACTTGTTCGTAAGATACGACTACGAATCAAGTACATCTACTAGACCTGCAGCGTATCCTCTAGACAGTACAAATGTCGCAGGAGTTTATGGTACTTCTAGCTACGGTAGTGCTGTGTACGGTGGACCTTCACAACCAATTGTTCGTAAAGCAGTAGAGGGTTCCGGTTTTGCAGTGGCACTACGAGTTGAGGATGGGGATACAGCCACAGCCCCGTACACGTTAAAAGGTTTTCAATTAGAATTTCAAGTGGGAGCAAGAAGATAAATGGGCGCGAATTATACACGACAGTCCACGTATGCTGATGGCGATACAATCTCCGCTGCAGATACCAACGACGAATTTAACCAGTTACTTGCAGCGTTTGCAGCAAGCACGGGACATACGCACGATGGGACCACCGGAGAGGGTGGCCCTATCACAGCCCTAGCAACCAATGCGGTTACTTTTGGAACGGGTGCAGACACTGACATATCCATTACTTTTGACGCTAATACCAATGACGGTGTTTTAACATGGATGGAAGATGAGGACTATTTCCAATTTTCTGATGACATACTCATGTCTACTACAGAAAAATTACAGTTCCGTGATACTGCGATATACCTAAATTCAAGCACAGATGGTCAACTGGACATCGTAGCTGATACAGAGGTACAAATTGCAGCCACAACTATAGATGTAAACGGTAACTTAGATGTTAGCGGAACCGTTGTTGGAGCCAGTACTATATCAGCGGGTACAGCGTTTGTCCCCGACGCAAGTGACGGGGCCGCTCTGGGTACATCGTCATTAGAGTTCAGCGACTTGTTTCTTGCTGATGCAGCCGTAATCAACTTAGGCGCAGACCAAGACACAACTCTTACTCACGTTGCTGACACAGGTATACTTCTTAACTCCACACGACAGTTACAATTTGGTGACAGTGGAACTTACATACACCAATCAGCAGATGGTGTTCTCGACCTTGTTTCTGATACTGAAATAGAAATTAATGCCACTACAATAGATATTAATGGCGATGTAGAAATCAGCGGTGACTTAACTGTATCTGGTGATGACATCACTATGGGTACCAACACTGCTGGTAACTTACTTATAGCAGACGGAACCAACTTCAACTCTGTAGCAGCGGGTAGTTTGACTGAAATATCAACGGTAGCAGACGATGATGTTCTTGTTGCGGTAGACACATCGGGCGGTGGTCTAAAGAAAATAACCAGAAGCACTCTTGTTGCAGGTCTGGCTACATCAACTGGTATATCTAATATTGTTGAGGATACGAGTCCCCAGCTTGGGGCTAACTTGGACACGAATAGCCACAATATACTTATTGATGATGCACACTTTATTGGTGATGAAAATGGCAATGAACAAATTATATTTCAAACAACAAGTTCTGCAGTCAATCAGTTTGATGTAACAAACGCCGCGACAGGAAACCCACCCAAGCTGTCTGCAACAGGTGGGGACTCTAACATTGATCTTGACCTAGAGGCAAAAGGCACAGGCCATGTAACTGTGCGGGGTAATACCAACTCTGGTGCTATCCAGTTTAACTGTGAAGACAATAGTCACGGTCAAATTCTTATAGCACAAGACCATTCTGCAGGAGTTACAAATACACTAAAACTTCCAGCGGGTTCCAGTTCTACTCTTGTATCGCTTGTTTCAACAGACACACTAACAAACAAAACGCTTACCAGCCCCGTAATTAATACAGGCACTTTCGGAACATCTATTCTTCCTGTAAGCGCAGATGGCACTACTTTAGGTTCTGCATCTAAAGAGTTCAGTGACTTGTTTCTTGCAGATGGTGGCACAATACAGTTTGGTAACGATCAAGAAATTACACTTACACACGTAGCAGATTCAGGACTTACACTGAAACATGCTTCTACCTCTGACGATAAGTTTCCAACTCTGACATTGGCAGCAGGTGACAATGATATTGCAGCCGACGATAAGTTGGGAGTTATCAACTTCATTGCCCCTGATGAGGGTGCCGGGACAGATGCAATAACAGTTGCAGCGGGTATTGAAGCTGTATCAGAAGGGGATTTCAGTGCTTCAGTCAACACCACAAAGTTAAGTTTTAAGACTGCGACTTCCGGTGTAGCTACAGAAAAAATGTCTTTGAGTAGTGCAGGACTTCTTACAATTGCAGACGACCTTGTTATCAAGGACGCAGGTACAATAGGATCGGCAAGTGATACTGATGCCCTAGCCATTGCTTCAAACGGTGTTGTTAACTTTACACAACAACCAACAGTATCAAGTGCAGCAGTAAAAGTAGCAGGTAAAGAAACTATCTGGATACCCGCTGCAGCTATGTACCCCGAAACAACAAACGGGTGTGCTAGTTTGGCACAGGTTGAACTGTCAAACGGTCCTGAACTAAAGTGTCTTGACTTTGATAAGAGCAGTGATGAACATGCACAGTTTACCATAGCATTTCCAAAGTCTTGGAACGAGGGTACAATAACATTTCAAGCGTTCTTTACTGCTACTTCAACAGACACCGGGACATCAGCGTGGGGTCTAGCGGGACTTTCACTTTCTGACAGTGGTGATTTGAACACTGCATTTGGAACAACTGTCGTTGCCACTGCAAAAGCACACTCTGGAACAAGTAACGATTTAGATATTACAGCAGAGAGTGGTAATGTTACAATCGCTGGTTCACCAGCAGCAGGAGATTTATGTATTTTCCAAGTTTTAAGGGACGTATCTGCAGATGATCTAGATGCTGATTCAAGACTGCTAGGCATCAAGCTGTTCTTTACAACTGATGCAGCAAATGACGCATAGGACTGATTAGATGTCAGGATTTGGGTATAATGTTTTAGGGTTTGGTGCATTTCCAAACAGGTCTGTTGAAGCTGGTATCACAAGCAATGCTGAGAATGTTTCAGCAAAAGCCCAGTTTAACGCTACTATATGGGCTTCTGGTACACCAAAAATACTTAACATTTCCAGCGGAGTTACATTAGGGGGAACAAGTGGAACAGCAGCCCTAACAATAGAAAGTGATTTGGGTGGTTCTCTACTCATAAACAACGCTGGAACTATTACTGGCACAGGTGGAGCAGCGGGAACATCAGGCGCAGGGGGTAATGGCGGTAACGCAATACTGAACTCTGGTGGCACTATTGTAAGCCTTGTCAACTCTGGAACCATCTCCGGTGGTGGTGGTGGCGGTGGTAAAGGCGGCACTGGCGGTAATGGATCATATACTTCTGATAGTGGTTTTCTTTTTAATATATCAACAGGCACATTATATTATTGGGTTACTGGCTCATCAAGTAATCCAGTTTGGGCAGGATCAGTTGTAGCATATAATGTGGGGGTTTATTCTCCATTCACTTACACGACTGGCGGCTTCACATACTATCGTGGCACTGAACGAGTAGGTGGAGACAACTATTCTCAATATGAGATAAAACGAGTTGGAACTGTATCATCAAGTGGTGGTGCTGGTGGAAACGGTGGTACTGGTGCTGGTTACAATCAAAGCCAAGCTAACGGCTCTTCAGGGGCTAGTGGCGGTACTAATGCCGGAGCAGGTGGAACTGGGGGAAATGGTGGTAATGCAGGTGCTAACGGTAGTGCTGGCGCAACAGGTGCTAGCGGAAACTCCACAAGCGGTGGTAGTGGTTCAGCAGCGGGAACAGCAGGTAAAGCAGTATCCGGCGCAGTAAACTTTACAGACGCATCAGGAACAACTAACGGAACAGTAGACTCAACTTAACCTACGTTATCTTAAAACAGAAATAAGGAATAGTTATGTTTATAAAAATAGTTGATAATTTCCTACCTGATGAAGTGTTTCAGATGCTTAGAAATACTGTTTATCATAATAGATTTAAATGGGAATACAGACACGATAGTCTTGAAAATCGAGATATGCTTGAGGACCATACACAAAATACTAATTCACACATGAGAGAGAATATGGCTTCACTTGTTTACGCTCATGGTTATCATTGTTTTGAATACGATAGTGTATGGAATATGTTTTTACTCAAACATAAGGATACTGTCCCTTTTGCCTTGCCGATTAGGATGAAAACAAACTTGTATTTTAACAGAGGTAAAAAAATACCCCATCAAGCACACTGCGACATGGAAAATATAAATTACACAGACGGTCTTGAGCCAAATGTTATTACTAGTGTATTTAATTTTCACGATTGTAATGGTTCAACAAACATAATAAAGCCAGATAAAACTGAAGAAGTAGTGGAAAGTAAAGCTAACAGAATTGTGTTTTTTGATAATGGGCTTCATTATGGGGTAGGACAAGATGATACACCTATAAGAATAGTGTTAAATACTAATGTGTGGACAACAGTCCCTGATGGGATGTAGGAAAGTAGAATTAATATGGCAAATTATACAGTAGAAAAAATTGACAATGGTATTGCAACTTTGCGATATGCAGATAACAGTTGGACTGAAATAGTTTTAAGTTCAGATATGACGGAGGCTGACCTTGATGATTTGGCATTACAATTTGCTCCTAAGACCGGAG